CGCTCCTTGTTGATCCATACCCCTTCCTTCCAAATCTTTCATACAAACAATATACTGCATATACCTTGGGTCTCTTGTCAGGTCGCCAACTAGATCTGTGAAACTTCCACCGACTTCGACAGAAGCCTCAGAATATAACTTTAGACTGATTGGAGTTCCATTTCCAGCAATAAGATCAGCAATCGTACCTTCGCCCGTTGGAACCTGCTTACCATTAAGCATCGCGCCGAGGAAAGACTCGAAAGAGAATCCAGCAGAAGAAGCATTAAAGTTCTGAATTATTGATGTAAGTGTTTTATAAAATACTAGATAAGACAAAATCTTTGACACCTTCGTAGCTGGAGAAGTATTTCCTGGTAATTTTAAACCTTCGGAATAAAATTGATTAAGCGAACTTAATTTCTCTTGCAGGGTCGAGCCTTTGATGTTGTTCAAATAACTAATCAAGGCTTGTCTTTGTGGTCCGTCGACCTGGGTACCCTTGTCTGTTGTTCGAACGTCAGACCACCCAAGTTCCGATACCGGGATTGATGGAATAACATCGACTGTTATCGTCTGTGGGCCGGCCTCTGTCAACATATCTTTTGCGCCAGGGATGACCGACTCAAGCACTTTAAGTTCAGATTCCACCATTTCAATAAGTTTCGTGAAACTTAGTTTGTTCTTGCCTCTTTCAAAGTGTTCATTGATTGCTTTTTCAAATATATCCATGCCTATAATTAGTCCCCAGAATCCTTAATTTCCTCAAGAATTTTCACAAGATCCAAGCCTGCGCAGTCAATCTTTTTTCTTGATATATGATAGTGACAAACAGTACCGGTAAAATTCTTAATAGAGCTTTTTACTTTCGTCAACAAAGTCCCATCACCATTGGTTGGGCACTCAAGAGGAATGTCATAATGCTTGCTAAGTGCCGATACCAAAGCTTTATAAGCTTCGATCTGAACAGGGTAATATCCTAGATGTGGACCAAGTTCTACTCCGTGCACAGTTGAGTCCTCAAGAACAGGCCTGTTGCCAAACTTCTTTCTATACCACCTCTGGTATTTCATATAATAAGCGTTACTAATATCAATGCCAATTGATAAGTCGTTTACAGGCGGTGCATGCCAAGCAATGTCTTGGGTATCAACCATTTGATATATGGTACCGTCATTGTCAATTACAAAATGAGACGAAATTCCTCTTTTCTTCAAAACCCTGTGACATGATGCTGCTGATAGACAGGCATCCCAGTGAGTTACGATCATCTGTGGATCTCTAACTTTTTTATGATAGTTTTTAAAGTTTGAATGTGGGAGTTTAAGCGATCCTTTACCATGAAGTCCAACAACCTTGTCCCAGTCTATGGGAATTCTCTCACTGTTGCAAGAAATATATTTCTGGGTGCCTTCGGATTTCTCCGCTAGCGCCATCATGGCCAGTTCGAATTTTGCTTCTCTCTCAGTCATCGCTCTGGTAAATGTTGCTGGTCCAACTAGCCCATCTGCATCTAGGCCGTGGGTACGCTGAAACTCTATAACATTATTAATTAGTATATCATCAAAGGTTTCGCAACAAAACCATGACGGATCCCAACCAAACCTTTCCGCAGAGGACAAATTATAGAAATTTTTATCGCTAATGGGCAATTATACAACCTCGTCTGCGATACCTAATTCCACGGCCTCATCTGCAGTGAGATATACATTGACCTTTCTATTTAATAACTTCTTGAGATAAGCTTTTGTCATATCTGTCTCTTTCACCAAGCATTCAATGTGTTTTTCTTGAATCCATCGCATTTCTTCCATTTCATTTTCCAAATCGTGGAGTTGACCTGCAGATCCTCCGACAACGCTGTGTATCATGACACGACAATTCTTTCCGATTCTTCTTTTTCCTTTGGTGCCTGAAGCCAACAGCAAGACTCCGGCCGACATTACTTTTCCTAGGCCGAAGGTATGAATATCACAGTCTTTTCTGACCATCCTCATAGTATCGTATATTGCGAACATATCTGCCGCAGAACCACCGAAAGTAGAAATTGTCAAATCAAAGGGCTCATAAAGAGTTACTATTTGTGCGTTGTCAAGATCATTCGGATCTCCATCTAAATACTCTCTTTTTCCATACTCTCTTAGAGCCATCATAGAGAAAACAACATCATTTGCTATTTCTTCGTCTATGTTTCCATAGAGACTGATGCTTCTAAATTTGGGGCCGGCATCTTGTTGTTTGGCAGATGCCATTAGTAATTCCTGGAGAATTTCCTCTTCTGGATTTTGTTCTTCCGGTTGTTCTTCCGGTTCGGGCACTGCCTTTTTCTTTTTCCCCTTGCCGGAGGCCAGGGGCTTGGCCTTAGTTATTGAGCTTTTAATTGGTGACATTTTGTTCCTTTATCGTTTGCTGTTTTTTTTATAAATCTTTGTTAATTCATCCATTGCTTCCGGCCAGTTCTGGAATTTTAACATTTTTCTGTAAGGCCGGGGCCAAGCTGATATCATATGATAAATAGTCGCGTTCTTCCAAGTTTCAAATGTTTTTTCGTCTATTTCTTTTATTGTTTCTATTTCTTCTTCCGACAGACCAGAGTCTGCAAGGTTCAGATACTTGAGGCTTCTGGTAAAAGCTACATCTTCAGAAATAACTCCCAGAAGTTTTAAACTCTGCTGGTTTATTTCTTCCAAGAATAGCGCCATGTGCGTATATGCGAAAACCATTGCCAGCGTCCTATATGTCATGACTCCGGCAAAAAACCATACAACTTCTGTTAAGCCCTGTTCTTCTAACAAGCATCACCTCTTATATTTAAAGTATTATAACACACTTCGCACAAAAATTAAACAAAAAAATAGCGCCCCGGGGGCGCTATTTCTAAAAGTAACACATAAACAATTATTTATCTTTTTTAGAGGATAATCTCTTCATGATACGTTCTGCAAGGCTATCTGCAATATCATTTTTATTTTGTGATTTGGCCATCCTAGCTGCAACTTTCTTGGCAACCTCCGCAATAAATCTATCGTTTTCGGTCTCCTCAAGCTCTTCTTCCTCTTCGGGTGCATCCAAGGGCTCGTCCATTGGTGCGTCAAGAGGCTCATCCATCGGCTCGTCCATGGGCATCTCCATCTCTGGCTCTTCCATTTCTCCCTCCGCGTCGGCATCTGATGCACCAAGAATTTGATCTATTACATCTCTAGCTGTGCGCAGGGCCTCAACATCGGCTTCTGGTACAGTAACAGAGGCCTCGACCTCCTCTTCAGGGGCGTCTAAGGGCTCGTCCATTGGCTCATCAAGGGGCTCTTCCATTGGCTCATCCATTGGTGCGTCAAGAGGCTCTTCCATTGGTGCATCAAGAGGCTCTTCCTCTGGCAAGTCCTCGTCGCGGGCATATGCCATGCCTTCGTCTGTGGTGTCATCAGAAGCCACCTCTTCAAGCTCTTCGGTTTCCTCAAGCTCTTCGGTCTCTTCCTTAATGTTGTTAGTTACAAATGTCTCTGAAAGCGGCGCGATGGAAGCCAACTTCATAAAGCGGCGAACGGCGTTTTCGTTGAGTAAATTGTCTTTCTTGTTGCTCATGTGTATTTCTCCTAGTGTCTGTTTAAGAACATTTTACGTAAATAAATAGTGCTCTAAACATTAAAAACCCCCTTAAATTATTCAAAAGTTTGCAAAACAGTTTTATTTCTTAATTTTGAAAGTTTTTTTAATCCTTTATCTTGAATTTGCTTCACTCTCACGAAACTTACTTTTAGCCTATCTGCGATTTCCCTGAGAGTCATTCTTCCATTTAATTCTATTGAAATTAAACAACAATTTAGATCCTCGTCATACTCCAACCAATGCTTACAGTCCTTTATTGGACATGCAACATCGTTATCCATGCACGCGACGGCGCACTCTCTTAATTTACCACTTTTCTTTGGCTCTTCAAAAGAAGAGCATCTTTTGTTCCAACTCATATATCTGAATTCTCCTTTTCTATTAAATCAAATATGCTTTCGACCTCAGTCGGGTCTAGTGCGAATATATTCTCTGTCTCTCTCCCGTGTCCAATTAATTCTTTGGATCTCTTTCTTTTCTTACGTGAGTGTTTTTGTTTTTGTTCTTTATAATCTAGAATCAGATTCATGATATTTTCCTCTTTCTCCAGATATGATTTTATTAACAAATTAAAAAACTCGTACTGTTTTAGTCCATCGTAGTGAAGACGAACCCTCAGATCGGCATGAAATTTATCTACACTATCAAAGCATATTTTCTTTCTATCTTTTCCGTAATTGGGTTCGCTCATTTTTATCTCCTCAAAATGTGTGTTGAGCTTTCTATCTGGCCAGCAGATGTTTGCTTAACAAACCTAGCCATGGCTTGAAATTCTACCAAATCCCTGGCTCCACTATAAGAAAACCCGCTTCTGATGCCCTTAGCTAAGTCTTCAATTATATTTTCAACTGGGCCCTTGTAAGATATCATTGTTGAAATCCCTTCAGATGATGAAACCTTGCCTCTCCAGTCTATCTGAGCATCTTTACTTGCCATTCCTCTGTATGTCTTGTGTTTTCCTTTAGAAGTCTCCACGATATCGCCCGGGGCCTCGTCTGTGCCCGCCAGAAGCGACCCAATCATGACAGCATCTGCGCCGGCGGCAAGAGCCTTTACCATATCTCCGCTATTTTTAATCCCTCCGTCTGCAACTAAAACAGCGTCTCTGTCGCTCTTTGCACAATCTATCACTGATTGTAAAGTTGGCATACCATGGCCAGTTTGAATCCTGGTACTGCAAATAGAACCTCCCCCAATTCCGACTCTAATGCTGTCGGCGCCCCAATCAGCCAAGTCGTTGAACGCCTCAAGCGTTGCGACGTTGCCAGCCATGATATGAACTTTGTGTTCGGACAAAGCCTTTTTTATATTATGTAGCGCCTCCTTAACCAAAATGTGGTGGCCATGGGCGACGTCGATGCACAAGAGGTGCAGGCCGCGGCTGGCTAGCTCCTGAGCGCGTTCGAGATAATCTCCGGTGATGCCGACCGCTGCGGCTGGTATCCAAACGCTTGGATCCATTTCCAGTCTTCCAACAATGTTCGCCTGTTCCTCAATTGAATTATACCTATGTATAATCCCGATGCCTCCCAGCTTCCCCAAAGCTACGGCCATTTCAAATTCCGTAACCGTGTCCATTGGGCTGGATATAATTGGCAGCGGGGTCAGTCCATTGCCAATTGATATTTCTTTTCTGCTCCTGATATCTGAATATCTAGGCTGCAAGAGTACATCCTCAAAACTAAGTAACTCTCTTGGGCGTGATTCTATCTCTCCTTTGGAATTAATTGTCACCATCTTTTTCCTCCTTTAAGATTTGTTCTGTTAATTTCATAGCTAAATCCCAGCATCTGGGGCAATACAAGTTTACTTTGCTTTCAGACTCTCGCACTGTAACGTACCACTTCATTACCATTTCCTTATCTGTTTTATCAAATGGTTCTTTGCAAGCAAGACACTCATCTGATATCTTACCAAATAGAGCAGTTTTCTGTGCCATCTCTTTTTCGGCATCCTTCTTTTTCTTTTTCGCTTGTTTTCTTCTTATTTTTCTTTCAAATTTACTCATTTTAGTTTGTCTCCTTTTTAAAATTCGCCTGTCGAGCCAAATCCGCCGGCGCCTCTAGAGGTTTTTTTATTGGCGGGATCTGTATAAATCTGTTTTATTCCGCACGTAATAATCGGTACGAGGACCGCTTGTGCGATTTTCTGTCCGTGAGATATTTCTTGGGTACATTTCCCTATGTTGTGCAAGTTTACAAATATTTCCCCGGTGTAGCCGGGATCGACC